GTGCGATGAATGAGTCCGCAGGCACACTGTTATAGTATGGATTCATGGCAACTTGATCTCATTGACGGTATCAGCCTCACCATCCCATGAGAATAATCTACCACAGGTCGTTGTAATCAGTAACAGATTGCGGAAACGACATATACCATTGATGCCATCTGCATCCTCAGGCAAAGGAACAGATTTACTAAGTCCATGTGTTACTCTGATGTGATGAAGTGTTACTTCACTTTTGAAATCCTGCTCCACCTGTGCACTCCCTGCTCATCTGCCACGGACACACCAAGTTCCGCTGGCACAATCAGCATACCAGGATCATCCACACCTCGCAATCGGTTCTGGACCGAATTGATATAGATTGGCTTCTCGGCGTGCTTGCGCATGATGTGCCGCACCGCGTCACCATCCTCATGCTTATTCAATGCGATGTTCGCATCATGGACGTTGATCATGATACGTGCGGTCGGTGGCCATTCGGGATCGTGATGACAGGCGTAGATTACCGACGATGTATGATCACCATTGATCGACTGTGGTTCGAACGCGACGATTGCCTCAAGCGCAGCCTCGTCCCACCGCTCCATCAGGAGCCATCGTCGTCCGAGGCATGTTGTAATAGCACGGTCCCTGCGGACGAGGTTAGCCAAGTCATCCCACCACATGTGGATTTCTGGGGTTGCCATGTGGTATAGCCGATACGCTTGTTCAGCTTCGATAGCTGCGAGGCCAGTGACGGTGGCGAGCTTATCTGCTGCCATACGGTAGTTGAGTCCGTGTCGGCATCGCTTTGCCACAAAGCGGATGGTAGGTAGACCTCCATCATCTCGGTCGTATGTCGGAACTTGGACATATGGCACCTTGAACATCTCTGAAGCTAATGCACAATGTGCATCATAAGTTCCAGGATGTAAACGAGCTTGTTCGAATTGGTCAATCCATTTGGGTATGTGTGCTAAATATGCTACAATACGAGCCTCGATCTGGGACATATCATAGTAGCTAAACTCCCAACCTGGAGGAGCAATGAACATGTTCTTTGCCTGTTCAGGTATGTTCTGCATGTTCAGCCCACTACCCCAGGCTGTTTGGCTACTACTAAGGCGTCCTGGTGCTGACGCTACGCCTGTTTGTCTGTAGGCACAGCGCCATCTGCCGTCGTCGTCTGGTTTGGCATTGATGTAAGTGGAGACGAATTTGGATTGGGATAAGTAGTCATCAATAGCTTCGATAAGACTGCCAACTGCTGGGCTTGTTCGCGGATGTTTTCTAATACGATCTCGATTCTCCTTATCTGTGCTTGTTCCTCGTCCGACCACATGTAGGTCTGAGAAGAAGAGCTTAGCAAGCTGTTGGTGACTTCGTGGATTAAAGACATAGCCGCCATCGCCAGTTGCCGCACGTGCCTTGCTTTGGCATAGTTCGTTTGCTTCAATGAGTCCACGCTCAAGTCGTTCACTGAGTTCGGATTTGAGCCGCTCATCTACTTGCACTCCATTGATCGTCATCTCCACGAGTTCAGGCTGTAGCCGCATCACATGATTGTGGAAGCGATCATGTTGGCCACTGTCCAGTAGTTCCTGTTCCATCTTCTCAGCAGCGATACGCGTAATACAACAGTCCTTCACATTGTATTCCCAGAATGCGTCTATGTCTCCTTCCTCCTTCCACAACTTGCCTTCGTCCTTGTAATGGGGATGGTCTGTATACTGAGCCGTGATGAAGCCGAGATCGTGCGGTAATCCGGGATAGAGGAAATGATGTGCCAGCATCGTGTCGAACCAATGCGCGTGTACACGGATGCGATCTTTGAACCAGAGCCAAGTCGCATCGTAGTGACCATTCTGCGTGATGAACTTACGCGAGGGATCACCAAGCAAGTCTTGTATGGCAAGACGCAACTCGCGCTCTTCATGCGGCGCGTAATGATTCTCTCCTTGAGAGCGGAAATTAATACACACTCCCTCGGTGTTCGTAGCCGCAAAGCCAACACATGCAGTTTCGCCAGCCATTGTTTCAATGTCATAGGCAATGGGGTTATCACATACCATGAGGTATCGGATCGTGTCCATCGCTTCTGTGAAGCTGGGATTGATAAGGTAGTCGATACGTGGGACACTAAACGTCCCCTTGATCAGCTTCTGTAACTTGCCCAAATCCATGCGGAACACCACCTCCATTCGTGGTTCGCGCATGACATGTGCAGGATTGAATGTGCACAGCACCTGTACGATCCGTCCAGAGATCACTACCGGGAACACGCTGCCTCGTTTGTCGGTTATACCAGTAATCCCTACCAATGCTTCGAGTGCGTAGTTCCCAAGTGCGACCACATATTTCAAGTTCGGCAGCCGACTCAGTTCCTCGTGTAGAATGTGTTGCCATATCACACGCTCCTGCTTGGGCAGTGTTTGCTTCTCACGTCGTGGCTTCAACTCATGGGCTTCAGCACTACTCACGAGTTTGCGCTTGATCACATTGGTGATGTAGACATCGTTGCGTCCCAGCTTGTCCTTGCGTAGGATGTTCCACAAGTAATGACCACTGCCTCCTATCAGTGGCATGTGTTGCTGCAACTCACGTTCACCTGGAGCTTCGGCAACCACGGCAATCGTGGAGTTGAGATTGCCACCACTACCACAGTCGAATTCCATGCCCGCACCGTGGCATAGTGCACGCAACTCGGTGTTGGCTTCAGCTATGGACTTGAATGGTTCAAGCATCATGGCTTCTATCCTACATGCTTAGTTGACTTGCTCAACGACATCATGTCGGTGAACACCGTGCAATACTCACGTGCTCGTGTCACTGCTGTATAGAAGTTACGACGAGACTGCGCCCATATGGTTGCCTTGTTCAACACATACGCCACGTGCTTATACTCACTGCCTTGGCACTTGTGTGTCGTCAACACATACGCATGGTCTATGTTCCTGCGTGGGTCCTGCTCCACTGCACGCCCATCACTATACACAACCACCAACAGCGGCGGGATGATCACGGTGCGATCACCAAAGTCTATCTCGACACTACCCTCCTCGTAGTTGATGTTGATGACCTTGCCAACTTCACCATTGAACGCGAAACTACCATCGTCGTGGCCCAGATCATATGTGTTCGCGGTATACACCACCTTGCTGCCTACCTGCACGCGGATGGGTGGCTGCTGCACGTTGCCCATGCGGTAACGTGGTAACTCAATGAATGGACGAGCACGATCCCAGAACATACTTTGCAATACGATGTTTAGCTTCTGCGTGCCGATCCAACTCTTGTTCATACACGTGATGATTTGATGATCGTTATCTGAGTAGTCGTGTCCAGCTGCAAGGGACAACTCGACAAATTCCTGCACTGCACGGACAGGGTTGTCCGTTTGCCGTAACGCGAAGTCGTTACTGTTGCGGGGCATGCGTCCTTGCAGGATAAGTGCACCATTACTTGCGATACCGGACCCCTCATCATGCCGATGGATCGTGTCCAACACAAGCCCACCAAACTTCTCAAGCGCCGCCATGAAGGCAGAAGGTTGACCATCTAATCTCTTATCCTCTTCGATAGGACGTAGCTGGTTCACGTCACCAAACATGCATAGTCGTGCGCCTGACTTCAGTGCATTGATCAATGCGCGATGGATGTCCTGGTTCACCATGGCATACTCATCACACAGTATGGTGTCGTATTGCAATGGCTTGGCACGATCATATCGTGGACCAGTGGACACCTGCACCATCTTGGTTCCACCTTTCTTCTCGTCTTCAACCTCCAGGTCTACTGGCATACCGTAGCCAAGCATACGATGGTTGGTCATTGCATCGAGGCCAGTCACCTCACGTATGCGTTTGGCTGCCTTGCCTGTTGGTGCACTGGTCTGTACACCATAGCCAGCTTCACTTAGTCTGTCGGATACCTCCTTCATGATCAGTGTCTTGCCTGTTCCAGCTTTGCCAGTCACAGCAACGATACGCTTACGCACATCACAGCATGCATCAATAGCAGCATGCTGCTTGTCATCATACACGATGTCCATGGTTGTTCCACTTCTTGTATACCAAACCGCAGGGAGAGGAACGCACCGCTGCCGAGAGACAGCGGTGCGTTGTTATATTACTCCGCAGCTTTCATCGGCTGACCAGGACGTGACACGGGAACGATGCCACGCAGGTAGAATGCATGAGGATAGTCCTCATTATCCATCAGTTCCATGATGGCTTCAGCATTACGCTCCACCTTCACGAGACGGATACGTGACTTGTCGAAGTGCGTAGGCTCACCATTGTCATCCAACACCTGGATGACGAAGAACGCAGGCTTTGCCACGCTCGCACTGCGCTTACGCTTACGCTTGGCAGGGGTCTCACCATTGGTAGACGCAGCCGTTTGGGTAGCAGACATATTCAACTCCTGTTGGTTTGGTAACGCCCAGATAATAGGTCATGTGATCACACAACGCAAGTCATGTGACCACACTTATGCACAACTTATGCTGCGAGGATACGCGAAATCTGCACGCTTGCCTCATCACGGAATGCGTCTGGCGCACGATGCGTCAGATCAACCGTAGCCGTCAGGCCAATGAGTGAGTTGAGATCAATGGACCGACCGAGCGGACCACCGATCTTCTCAAGGAATACACGCCAGCGATGCATGTTGGTGGGAGTGTCAGCAGTCTTCAGGAAGTTGTACTGAAGGATGATACCATCGGGATCACCATCCTGGAAGTCGGCAGGATAGGACTCCGCATTGATACGGAACGTGATCTGTGCGAACTCACCAGCATTGCCTTGCTTCTTAATCGCACCGATGATTTCCGCAGGGTATGGACCTACGGGTAGAAGCGGAGGCGGTGGTGCGTTGGTGATGTCGTTGCTGAAACTCAGGATAGATTCTGACATGGGGGTTGATCCTCATATGGATGTGGATTATATGTGGAGAAGACTTCCACCTGTGGGATGCATGTGGTTTGTCTTGTTCACACTTGTGCAACTATTAAGGTCATCGTGCTTGGCATGATGGCCTTACTTTTTTATTACTCCTCTACTTGGGGTTGCGACAGGCAACGCTAGCTTCTTCCCACCACCAGCTTGCCATGCATGATACCACTCGGCTATGCCTTCGCCTTGTTGTGTATCAGCATCATAGTGCCATACAAACTCAGGCTTGTCGGATACAAACAAGCGAGACTTCATAGGCTTACGCAATCGGCACGGTCGTATTGCGATACGACGTTCCGTGCCTGTATCACTTAGGTTCCACACCTCATTGAAGCGCAGACCTACTTGGTTAGCTGTACCTTCGCTCAGTGCCATGGTCACACTGATAGGCACACCCTCGCTATTACGATCCGCCGCACCCTCATGCGTGATGAGGATCAGGTGGCGTTTGTGTTCCGCGCACACCCGCATGATTGCAATGGTTGCACGCAGCACACTGGCATTGCGAAACGTGTATCCATGCATACCCGGCCGTTCGATCGTTGACTTGTTGAATATCACACTGTTCTGCAATGCCGCATACGCAAGCGTGGTCATGCTATCAACCACCACGGTCTCGATGTCGGGACGGGCAAGCAGTATCTTACCAATACCATACGGATCAGGCAAACCAAGTTGAGTGATCAACCTGATCGGTGACTCACTTGCCATATTGAGCACAGCTATATCATTACGATCAGCCAGTGACAGTTCACCACCAGGGTCCAGCATGAGGAACAACTTGACTCCAGGTGCGGTCGCGGCGAGCGTTGTCTTACCACTACCACTGTCACCCCATAGCAGCATCTGTAGTTGCACGTTGTCCACGCGTGGAGACGTTATCGGTATGCCTCCACCCATCAATGGCGGTTCATCATCCATTAGTAATCATCTCCTGCTTCAACCAACTCCTGGATGCGTTTATTGTGTTCGATCAGCACGGCACAGACGAGTATCAATGCCTCCTTCGTATCAACGTCATTGATCTTCTCAGCTAACACAGCCAATGCTTTGAGTGTTCTTGCAATTACGACTTCATCCATGTTCGGCTCCTGTTTTGCATGTGTCAATACCACAACATGTGGTATCGCGATTAGTCAACTACACACAACATGTGGTCACTCGTTGCCAATCCCATCCAGGATTGGTTTGTTCAGTGGCGA